AGACAGATGAGGATTGGCCTATCATTGCCTATCGTGCGTTTTACAGGGTTGACAAGAGTAGTTTCGCTAGGTATAACAATGGACGTAACATGCCACAATGGATGAAAGGAGAATAAACATGACAAAGAAAAAAGAGAAGACACAATGGGAAATCAACCAAGAGCAGGCTGCTGCCACATGGAAAAGCATGACAGCTAAACAGCAACAGGCTGTGCTTGAAATGCTACAGGCTTTCGTACCTATCAGACAAGCAGTGTCTGAGTTATGTGACATCAGCTACGATGATTTACGCAACATGGATCAGGCATGGTACACGTTAAGGCGGTTACTTGTTGATGACAGTGTTGAAGTAAAATACTGGAACTATTAGAATGGATATTATTATAGGTGTAGTAATATTTATTATATTAGCAGGGTTGACTTTGTAAAACTTTGCTGATATAAGATACAGACAGTTAACGATTTCGTGTTATTTAACACATTTTTTGAAAAGGAGAAAAGATATGCCATTAGATATGACCCCATTTACAGTAACCGCAGATGATCTGCTACCTGAGAACCTTAACTTCGGTGTTTCATTTGAGACAACTAAGTTTACGGAAAAGAAATATGTCATTAACGATGTCACAGGTGAGTACATTGGTGTAGTGGGTAAAGATTTTACCTGCGCTGATCATCGTACGTTCTTCACAGACATTCACAATAATACAACTGAGAACTTAGGTGCAGATCAGTGTGATGGGATGGATATAAAGTTTAGTACAGCCCACAATAATGCTTGGGCTTTGATGGACATGACCCTGCCTAAAGTCACGGCTAAGATTGAGACAGATAAGCATAGCACAACTATTGCCCAGCGAATCATTGCCTTACATGGTATTGATGGTACTGCAAGCAACACAGTATTCTATGGTGCTATCGACTTCTTCTGCACCAACGGTATGGTAAGAGGTGAACACGATAAAGTACGCCGTAAGAATAGTTCAGGGTTCAGCATGGACAGGTTTATCACTAGCCTAGATAAGTCTAAGCAGGATTTCTATGCACAGTCAGAACGTCTACAGCATTGGGCAACTAAAAGTTTGGCTGCTGTCAACGTAAAAGATATGCTGGAACACATTCTAAAGTCTGACCGCAAGGCAGAGAAAATGTTTAGCTTGTATAATCAAGAGGTCAGCACCCGTGGTCGTAATGTGTTTGCCTTGTACAGTGCCTTCACTAACTATGCCTCTTATGCTGATGAGCGTAACGGATTCTCAATGCGTAACACAGGGCTTGACACAGAAGCTAAGACAATGTTCGGACGTGAACATGAAGTGTCTAAGTGGATTGAATCACCTGCCTTCAAACAGTTAGTTGCGGCTTAATGTCGCAGCTTACTAAGCTAGTGGAAGATTACTATTCTTCCTATGATTTCAGGAACTTACGTGAGGAAACTAAAGTGCAATATAAATACTTTCTCAACGTAATGCTAAATACACAGGTAGAGGGTAAAGCCCTCTGCCAGTACAACTACAACAAGCTGCCGACTAAGGTTGCTAAGAACGCATACAACCAATGGTGTGAGAAGGGTATACACATGGCTAATCACATCATGTCTGTCACTCGTACTCTTTTTAATCACGGCTTGCGTATGGAACTGTGTACTACTAATCCATTCGCAAACATCCGTAGAAGAGCCACTGAACGGCGTAAGGTTGTTTGGGGTAGGGAAGATGTACAAAAGCTATTAGAAGCCGCCTACAGCGATTTTAGCACCCGCAACATAGGTCTTATCGCACACATGGCATACGAATGGTGTCAGCGTCTTGGGGATATGCGTTTGCTTACTTGGGACAACATAGATTTTGAGACAAAAACTGTCGCAATTGAACAATCTAAACGTCACGCCGATGTTCATCTACCTATATCAGATGACTTGTTGGATATGTTAAAGCAGCAAGAAGAGGACTTCGGCTTTCAGCAGTATGTTGCGCCACGCCCTAATCCAATCAAGGGTGAGTACAGACCTTACTCATTACACAAACTACCCTTACATGCTAGGGCATTGATGGATTCAGTAGGCTTATCTAAAGAACTACGTCTTGCTGATTTACGGCGTACAGGTGTCACGGAAATGGTGGAAGCAGGGGTAGGCATAGCTAATATTATGCAGGTTACAGGACATTCTAGCCCTGATTCAGTTAAGCCTTATATGAAAAATACACTGAAAGGTGCAGAAATAGGGTTGACAGCACGTAAAAAAGCATGATATAAGCATTCAACTGCCGCAGCGAACTATTACATTATACTATAATAAGTATAATATATATTATATATAACTATACAGTTAAGTGAGGTTACTATGACAAATATGTATAACTATGTGAGTGATCTAAACTTACAAAATGGTGAGACTAGAAGAATGAAATGCCCTAACTGTGGGGAACGTACGTTTACAGCCACAAACAATATGGGTTCGCTTGTATGGAATTGTTATCGTATGACTTGTGGTGTTAAGGGTGGCACACGTGTACATCTATCTGTGGATGACATACGTGCAGGCTTTGCTGGCGCAGAGAAGTTCGCTGATGAGGCATTTGAGTTACCTAGTTACATCGTGCCACACAGGGATAAGCGTAGCGTACTGAACTTCTGCTTCCGCTACAAGCTAGACCCAGATGAGTTGGGCGTGATGTATGATGTAAAGGATGACAGGATTGTATTTCCTGTCGTACATGACGGAAAGATTGTAGATGCGACAGGCCGTGCTATCGGTAAGCGTCTACCTAAATGGAAAAGATATGGAAAAAGTGGCTTGCCATACACATACGGTTGTGGTAAAGTCGCAGTAGTTGTTGAGGACTGTGTGAGTGCAGCCGTTGTTGGTTACGGTTCCTTTGTCGGGGTTGCGCTTCTAGGCACATCATTGCAAGAGGCGCATAAAGGTTATCTTGCACAGTTCTCAACAGCCATTATAGCGTTAGACCCCGATGCATTACCTAAGACGTTACAGATGGCAAAGGAATTACGAGGATACGTAAACGATGTTCGTGTACTCAAATTAACAGATGACTTGAAATATCGTAACCCGACAGATATGGAGAATTTATATGGAATTATCACTGATTAGAAGTTTAATGAATAAAGAGTTCTACGATGACCATCGTGGCGCACGTTGCCCCGACAGGTTGTTTAGCAAGGACGTGCGTAAGATCAAACAGGCTATTGATACAGCTATGGATCGTTACGAGCGTACTGTAACACCCGATGAGATTGAGGCATTGTTTATGTCTAACAATCCTACGCTAACCACTGCACAGAAGCAGGCATACTCTGCCTTGTTCCATAAGGTCAAAGCTGAACAGGCTATGGGTGGGGATGTAGCACAAGAAGTACTGTCCAAACTGTTTCAACAGGTTGTTGGCGAGGACATTGCCAATCTTGGTTTTGATTATGTCAATGGTGACAAGTCTAGCCTTGAGCCATTGCGTATGCTGCTTGAACAGTACGGTGATGACTTCACGCCTGATCTAAACATTGAGTGGGATGACATTGATATGGACACACTACTATCACGCAATGACCTAGAAGCACGTTGGACATTCAATATTCCAAGCCTCACACGTAAGGTTGAGGGTGTAAACGATGGTCACTTGATTGAGATTGGTGCTAGACCTAACACTGGAAAGACATCCTTTCACGCCAGCTTGATTGCAAGTCCGGGCGGCTTTGCCCAGCAAGGTGCTAACTGCATTGTCTTGTGTAACGAGGAAGGCTATCACCGTGTCGGTGCAAGATACTTGACTGCTGCCACAGGCATGACTATGCAGGAGATCAAAGCTAACCCTGCCAAGGCACGTGAATTGTATGAGCCAGTAAAGAACCGCATCAAGATTAAGGACGCAACTGGTCGTGACATGAATTGGGTGGAGTCTATCTGTAAGTCCTATAAGCCTGACATTGTTCTGCTTGACATGGGCGACAAGTTTGCCAAAGGTGGTTTCGCCAGACAAGATGAATCACTCAAGGCTAACGCAGTACATGCTAGGCAGATTGCCAAGCAGCATGAGTGTGCTATCTTCTATATGTCTCAGCTATCTGCAGAGGCCGAAGGTAAGGTTCTACTGAATCAATCAATGATGGAAGGCTCACGTACTGGTAAGGCTGCTGAAGCTGACTTGATGGTTCTGATTGCTAAGAACCCTGTAGTTGATGGACAGGAAGAAGAAGATACCCAGCGTCACTTAAACGTAGTAAAAAATAAGTTGTCAGGTTGGCATGGTGTGGTACACTGTGAACTTGAGTATAGAACAGCGAGGTATACAGCATGAAGCTAACACTTGATGTAGAAAATACAACAACAACTAGAGATGGTAAGATGCACCTTGATCCCTTTGAGCCTACTAACTCATTGACTATGGTAGGTGTACTAACTGACCAAGGTTATGAGGCACACTACCCATTTGACCATGATGAGCATCTAAGTAGGCATGATTATAGTGAACGTGTGCAGTGGTTTCTTGACCAAGCTACGGTCATCATCTGCCACAATGCCGCCTACGACTTGCTATGGCTGTGGGAGTCTGGTTTCACTTATGATGGGCCAGTCTTTGACACGATGCTTGCTGAATATGTACTGCAGCGTGGTAACAAAGAGCCACTATCTCTTGAGGCTTGTGCAGAACGCTATGCGTTAGAGACTAAGAAGCAAGACACACTGAAAGAATACTTTAGGAAGGGATATAGTACACGAGATATTCCTATTGATGAGTTAACAGAATATCTTTCTGCTGATCTTAACGCTACGCAGCAGCTTGCTGACAAGCTAATGCATCGTTTGAATACACCTGCCGATAGTGGCTTACGTGGTACAGTTGATCTTACTAATCAGGTGTGCGTTACACTTGCACGTATCTACCAGCGTGGCTTTGCTGTTGACCTATCTAAGTTAGATGAAGTACGTAGTGAGTTTGAACAGGAACGTGACGAGTTAGAGAAAGCACTGCAATCTCACGTTCGTAATGTTATGGGTGATACGCCTATTAATCTCAATAGCCCGGAACAGTTAGGTTGGGTTATTTATGGTAGGAAGGTTATTGATAAAGCGGATTGGGCTAGTAAGATTGACCCTTACATGGGTGATGTAGAGTTCCGCAGCATGGTTTCTTATGGTACAGAACGACTGTATAAAACATCCGCAAAGCAATGTAGTTCTTGTAGTGGTACAGGATATATACGCAAGACTAAAAAGAATGGTGATCCATTTGCTAAACCTAGCAGATGTCCTGAGTGTAATACTGAGGGGTTCTTGTTTATACCTTCTGATGCATTAGCTGGGTTTAAGTTTAAGCCACCATCATCTAAATGGTTGAGTGCAAATGGTTTCAGCACTAGTAAACAAAACCTTGAACTGCTTGAAGCTGGTGCCAAGACCAGAGGTATGGACGATGCTGTTGACTTCTTGTACAAGGTACGTAGACTTAGTGCTATTGATACATACCTATCTTCTTTTGTTGAGGGCATACGCAACTATACTAAGCAAGATGGTAAGTTGCATGTAAGTCTATTACAGCATCGCACATCCACTGGTAGATTCAGTGGTGCTAATCCTAATATGCAGAACATGCCACGTGGCGGTACGTTCCCTGTTAAGAAAGTCTTTGTGTCACGATTTGATGGGGGTAAGGTAATGGAAGCTGATTTTGCACAGCTTGAGTTCCGTGCCGCTGCATTTTTATCACAGGATGAGGTAGCAATTGAAGAAGTATCTACTGGATTTGATGTACATGCATACACCGCTAAAGTTATTACCGATGCTGGTCAGCCTACGAGTAGGCAGGATGCGAAAGCGCATACGTTTGCTCCACTCTACGGCGCAACAGGCTTCGGTAGAACCAAAGCAGAAGCAGCATACTACGAACACTTCAACAGCAAATACCAAGGAGTTGCCGCTTGGCACTCCAGATTGGCTAAAGAAGCTATAGAAACACAAAAGATAACCACGCCTAGTGGTCGTGAGTTTGCGTTCCCTGATGTGGTACGTAAAGCTAGTGGGCGTGTGTCACACTTCACACAGATTAAGAACTACCCTGTGCAGTCATTCGCTACAGCGGATATTGTTCCGATTGCATTATTGCACATTGATGACTTGCTAAAGGGTATGCAATCATGTATAGTAAATTCTGTTCACGACAGTATTGTTATTGATGTACATCCTGATGAAGAAGATCAGGTTATCAATGTCATAGAAGATACTAATAATAAACTACTTGAACTTATAACCCTACGATGGGGTGTGGAGTTTAATGTTCCTCTATTATTAGAGGCAAAAATAGGCCCGAATTGGCTTGACGTTAAGGACGTAGCATGATATAACTATGTCTCATTGTTTTTATGAAAGGAGAAATATATGTCACAACTTACGACTATTGATACAAACAACTACGCAGCTATGGCAGAGGCTATGGGTATTGCCAATGAAAAACAAACAGGTTCTTCTAGCAGTTCTTTAGCACGTCTACGCATTCATCATTCCCCAATTATGGGGCCAGCCGAAGTTAATGGTAAGAAGGTTAATGTTGAGGTTGTAGAAGCAGGTACATACAAGATGGAAATCCCAGATGGCCCGACTTACTACGCTTCAGAGATTAAACTGCGTCCATTCTTGCAACGCTTCATGTACAAGCGTTTTGTTCAGGCTTCAGGAAAAAGTCCTAATCGTTACATCAAAAGTCTGATGACTACTGATGCTAAACTTCAATCTGATCTGAAGGATAATGATGGTGGCTTTAACTGTGGAAAGCCTGCTGGTTACATCAAGGACTTCAAGGCATTGCCGGAGAAGATGCAAGAACTGCTTAAATCTATTAAGCGTGTTCGTGTCGTGCTTGGTACTGTCGAGTTGGTCAACCCAACTGACGATAAAGGTAATGCAGTAGAAGTACCTGACACACCAGTTGTGTGGGAGATTGATAACCGTGATGCATTTGCTGAGTTAGGCAAAAGCTTTGCTACATTAGCAAAGATGTCACTTCTTCCAATCAACCACATCATCCACTTAAAATCGGATGAGCGTAAGATTCCAACAGGCGCATCTTACTACGTGCCTTTGGCTTCACTTGATACCACAGCTATGCTGGACATAATGAAAGAACAGCACGACTTGTTTGCTGACTTCGTTTCTTGGGTGGATAACTACAACAGTTACATTCTTAACTCTTGGTCGGAAAAAGCGACTGAACGCATGAGTGATGACGATGTAGATGTGGTAGACGGTATCGTTGACATTGAGATTGACGAAGAGGATGCTGCATAATGAACCATCCCGCTGAACTAACACTGCATCAGTATATGACTGATGCGGTTCGTGGCGAAAGTGCTATGACTGAGGAAACCATTCAACAGGTATCCACAGATGTAGCGGATGCGTTGCGTAGGCAGTTTGGCAGTGGTAAAAGTCGGGGCGATTTCAGAATACGAATGTCTAACGTGGGTCGCCCCACTTGCCAACTCTGGTACGAAAAGAATAAGCCAGAGGTAGCATTACCAATGCCGACTAATTTCATGATGAACATGATGCTTGGAGACATCGTTGAAGCTGTCTTCAAAGGCGTACTAAAGGAAGCAGGTGTTAAGTATGAGGATACTGAAAAGGTTACTCTTGACGTTGGGGGTACTAGCATTAACGGCTCATATGATATTGTCATTGACGATGCTGTCGATGATATTAAATCAGCTTCAGACTGGTCATACAGAAACAAGTTTGAATCCTTTGACACCCTTGCCAGTGGTGATGGGTTTGGATACGTAGGTCAATTAGCTGGCTACGCTAAAGCATCAGGTAAACGTGCAGGTGGATGGTGGGTAGTCAACAAAGCTAATGGGCATTTTAAGTATGTACCCGCATCTGGACTTGACATGGATGCTGAACTTGCTAAGATTGAGAATACAGTAAAGACAGTAGAGGAGAACACGTTTGAAAGACGTTTTGAACCAGTGCCTGAGACTTTTCGTGGCAAGCCAACAGGTAACAAAGTCCTTAATGATGGATGTAAATTCTGCAACTATCGTTTTGATTGTTGGGATAATCTTACTGAGCGTCCTGCAGTAATGTCACAGGCTAAGAACCCGCCTACGGCTAGCTACATTGGAGATGTAATTGCTCCATAAAGCACGGCGCATGGCGATAAAACATGGGTATCGCAGTGGGCTAGAACACAAGCTATCCATTTATCTTGATGAACACAAGGTCAAGTACGACTACGAGAACATCAAGATTGAATGGGAAGACCTAGCCTACCGTACCTATACACCAGACTTTGTTTTAGCTAATGGTATTATAATTGAGACAAAGGGCCGCTTCATGGCAGCAGATCGCCGCAAGCATATCGCCATTAAGAAGCAGCATCCCAAGCTGGACATACGCTTTGTATTTACTAATAGTAAATCTAAGTTAAGTAAGGGTGCTAAGTCTTCATACGCAGACTGGTGCATTAAACATGGCTTTAGATACTATGACAGGATTATACCTGAAGATTGGTTAAAGGAGAAGGGCAAGAACAAACACCCAAAGTTTATCAAGTTTGGCGACACAAAAGTGAAAAGGAGATGAGTATGAACATGATAGAGAAACTAGCTAAAGAAGTAAATGAGGAAGATTTCCTTATTCGTGTCAGGCCATTCGCTGATGATGATGGTAGGTGGTCTGGTGAAGTTGACATAGCTATAATGGCTATGCCAGATAACCCCTTAGACGATGAAGACTATTATAACATAATGCACTTTGCTAAGATGATGTGTGCTTCTGTGCCTGTCATGGAAGAAGTGGAAGAACTGCGTAATATTGTGCATGAATATGTAACAAAAGTTATTGACACAGAGATGGACATTGATGTAGAACTAGAAGAGAAATTAGGTGTAGAGAAGACATACGATGGCAATGTAGTACACCTTAACTTCAATACAAAGACAGGAGGTTCAGCATGAGACATGATTCGTTTATGAAAAAGATGGAAGAGATGGAACAAGCAGGAAAGCAAGCTTGGGGTAGTGTTGATATGGTCAACAGCCCACCTCACTACAATCAAACAGGTATTGAATGTATCCATGCTATATCTGCTGCAACTGGTGACGGGTTCAAGTACTACCTGCAGGGTAACATAATGAAATACCTGTGGCGTTTTGACTACAAGGACAAACCACTTGAAGACTTAAAGAAAGCACAGTGGTATCTGGACAAGTTAATCGAAGAGGTAATGGCACATGATAAGAGTTAAGATGTTCATTACCCTTGACGTAGATGAAGATGAATACCCTATCCCTGCCGATGGTAGAGTAGGTGAGGAATTAGAAGATGGCATTAACGAGTACTTCTACGACATAGAAGGTGCCACTATCAAAAACATTAGAACAGTAACGGAGTAACCAACTTATGATTAGCAACACATTACCAACAGACTACCAGAACTTCATAGCACTTTCACGCTATGCAAGATGGAAAGAAGATGAACAACGAAGGGAGACATGGAGTGAAACTGTATCAAGATATTTTGATTACATGGCTAGTCACCTGTCTAGCAATCACGGCTATAAGCTTCCTGATTCACTGAGGGGTGAACTAGAAGAGGCCGTGCTTAGTCAAGCTATCATGCCTAGCATGAGGGCATTGATGACATCAGGGCCAGCACTAGACCGCTGCCATGTGGGTGGATACAACTGCTCATATGTACCTGTGGATAGCCCACGTGCGTTTGATGAGACTATGTACATCCTTATGTGTGGCACAGGTGTAGGCTTCTCTGTGGAGCGTCATTGCATTGAGAAGCTGCCTATTGTGAATGAAGACTTTCATCACACAGACACAGTAATCAAGGTAGGTGACAGTCGTCCGGGTTGGGCTAAGTCACTCAAAGAACTGATTGCCATGTTGTACACTGGACAGATTCCTAAGTGGGATGTGTCTGAAGTACGTGCAGCAGGTGAACGCCTCAAGACATTTGGCGGTAGGGCATCAGGCCCACAGCCTTTGGTTGAGTTGTTTGAGTTTGTTGTACAGAAGTTTAAGGGTGCAGCAGGACGTAGGCTCTACCCAATTGAGTGTCACGACATCATGTGTAAGATTGGTGAAGTGGTAGTCGTAGGCGGTGTACGCCGTAGCGCATTGATTTCATTGTCTAATCTTAATGATGACCAGATGGCACATGCCAAGTCAGGTCAGTGGTGGGAGAATGAAGGACAACGTGCGTTGGCTAATAACTCTGTGGCATATAAAACTAAGCCGGAGATGGGTACATTCATGCGTGAGTGGTTGTCTCTTTATGACAGCAAGTCAGGTGAGCGTGGTATCTTCAACAGGCAGTCAGCTATCAAGCAAGCTGCTAAGAATGGTAGGCGTGAGACTGACCATGACTTCGGTTGTAACCCTTGCAGTGAGATTATCTTACGTCCATATCAGTTCTGTAATTTGTCAGAGGTAGTTGTACGTGAAAGCGATACGGTAGATACACTCAAAGAAAAGGTACGCCTAGCTACTATCCTTGGTACATTCCAAGCTACGTTGACTAACTTCAAGTACCTACGTAATGTATGGAAGAAGAATACAGAAGAAGAACGCTTGCTTGGTGTGTCACTGACAGGCATCATGGACAACAAACTGACATCGACAACAGGTAATACACTTGAGGTGATGTTGGAAGTTCTACGTGATACTGCAGTACAAACTAATGCAGCTATGGCGAAGCAGCTTAAAATACCACAGTCTACTGCAGTTACGTGTGTAAAGCCTAGCGGTACTGTGTCTCAGCTTACAGATGCAGCGTCAGGTATCCACGCACGGCATAACCCATACTACATACGTACTGTACGTGGTGATAATAAAGACCCACTCACACAGTTCCTTATGTCGCAGGGTATTCCAGCAGAGCCTGATGTAATGAAGCCAGATAGCACAACAGTGTTCAGCTTCCCTATGAAGTCACCCTCTGGTGCAATCACTAGGACACAGATGAATGCTATTGAGCAGCTTGAATTATGGCTTACCTACCAGCGTCATTGGTGTGAACACAAACCATCAGTCACTATCTCAGTCAAAGAGAATGAGTGGATGGCTGTAGGCTCTTGGGTATACGAACACTTTGATGAAGTATCTGGTATCAGCTTCCTGCCATTCAGTGAGCATACATATCAGCAAGCACCTTATCAAGACACAGATGAAGAAAGTTACAAAGAGTTCTTGACAAAGATGCCAAAGAATGTAGACTGGTCATTGCTGCAGGAGTTTGAAAAAGAGGATACCACTTCAGGTGGGCGTGAGTTAGCCTGTACTGCAGGGGTATGTGAAATAGTTGACATCCAAGCAGCATAGTGACAAGTTGGTATGGAAACGAGGGGACGGTTGGGTACAATACAATCCCCCTCGTAGCCACCCTAGTTATGAGGAGTGGAAGAAACTAAAAGAGAAGGAGAAGCAAGATGAGAAACATGCTGATTGATGCACAGACTTCCCACTTAATTGGTGGTATAAATAAACACAAAATGAATATAGAAGTGTATATGAATAACACAATAGGTATTGGTGAACATTCTGATATAATGGAAACCATAGAGTTAGAACTTGAAAAACTATCTAACTACCACGACAAGCTAGAGATGCTTGTTAAGTACTTCCCTAAAACTGAAGAGGAGAAATCCTATGACGAAAAGCGTACTGACAACAGCTAAGACTATATATGAAGAAGGGGAGTGGTGGTACATTCCTAGTGATGGCAAACGAGAAAGGCTAGAACAATATCAGACTAAAAACTCCAGACGTATGTGGGTTAACGGTAAGTATATACCACGTAAGCATCCTCTTTGGAAGGCAGGTAGGTACAAGTCACTTGATGATGCTTGGTCACATGAACAGATTGAAAGTACTACGGAAGGTGAAGTCTACGCCATTGTCAATCCCGCATTCCCTGATTGGATAAAGGTAGGCAAGGCTGTCAATGCTGACGATAGATGTAACGGATACAAGACATCATCACCCTTCAGAGACTACCATATCATTGCCCGGATTGAGACAGATAATCGACACGTTAAAGAAGCAGAGATGCACAAAATATTTGAACACTTTGCTACCGAACGTAAGGGTGAGTGGTTCAAGATGGACAATGTAACAGCGATCAAACTTTTCAATTACCAGATTAAGGAGGTGCAAGATGAGGCGTAACGGTTTAAGTAAGTATGATGCTCCACTCAGGATTCAATTTGAATGGGGCTATGAAGCCTTTAAGAAAGGTAAGTGTGGTAAGGCTAAGAAGGGTTTCTTCATGGCTGACAGCGGCATGGATAGAAATACTATGCAGCATCGTGAGTGGGTACGTGGATGGAATACTGCTTTCTACGATAACCTTGAGAAGAGGGTAAAGAATAATGACAAAGCTAGAGCAGGAAGTTAAACAGTGGATGAAGGAGAAAAGAATGAGTAGTATTACAGCAACACAATACCAGACAGCAGCCTGTGGCACAGCCATCTTCCCAAAAGAAACAGCCCTAGCGTACTTGACGTTAGGACTGTCGGGTGAGGCAGGTGAGATTGCTAACAAGGCTAAGAAGCTAATACGTGATGGAGATAATCCAGATAAGCGTGAAGAGATCGGCAAGGAACTAGGAGATGTGTGCTGGTACTTAGCTGTACTGGCAGAAGAACTAGGCAT